TAACACTATCCAATGGCGATGTATGCATATTTTGCATATCATTTTTCATTATCAACCTTGAGCCATCGTGCCAGTGTGTAAACGACTAGGTAGAAAAAGAATATCGCCACGAAGATTGCTGCACCGAACCATAGCGGCATAGTCACCCACCACCATGACCAATCAATATATCCAATCAGTTTCAGGCATATAAATACGATGCCGAGTAAGCCGAAAAATCCTATATTCACTTTGATTTCCATTCAGTCAATAGCGATTCCCAATTAAGCGCACAAAGTTTATTCCACTTTTCCAATTTCGCTGCGATAAACTCTTTATCAGAACCTTTCAACTTACCGCCGCGCAAAAGGAAACTGATAATAATTTCCATATCGGCTGATTTATCAATAAAATCTTTGCGACTTAATTCAATTCCACGCGCAACAAAGTCAGCAACATGCGCTCCCACTTCTGGACGGTCTTTAATGTACTTTTCAACATAAGCAAGAAAAGCATGGTCATCTTGGGTAATCATTTTTTATCCTTTGAACACTTCTTTACAAATTGATAACGCTGTCGGTCTATCGAATCCAGCTTCAATAAGCGCGACATATCTCGTATAAGCAATCATTGATAGAAACGGTTGAGCCGCTAAAATTTCAGGAAGCGCATCCATCATCCTTTGGATATTCGTGTTGACAGTATCCTGTTTCAGCTTCTTGAACATTTCTTCTTCGCTTGTCATCGAACACTCTTTCTGGTTTTATAGGTGCAAATATCTCTGGCAGAACTAATACCGCAACCATACTTAGCTGCAAGTTTCTCATATCCAAACACATAAGGCTTATAGTCCTTTCGCATTTGTCTCACGGTATCATCACTCAGCTTGGCTCTGTGGTGCATTGTCGGTTTCCTTTATAGCGCATCCAGCATGAAGCAGCATAGATGCTTCGTGCTCAAAGAACATGGTTACAGTACGCAATGCACCTAGCGTTTCAGCTAAATCGCAATCACTTGCAGTCATCAATCCGATAATCTTGCTGCTCAATTCTTCGGCTTTGCTCATTATGTAACCTCACATTCTGACTTATCTTTTGCTGCACAAAAACTATATTTACTGCGATGATACGCAAGCTGCCGTTCAAGATCGGTGATGCAACCACGATGGTAAGAAGCATTCCACCTCCATGATTTATGATCTTTCGTTTTAGCCATCCACCGCTTGTTTTCATCTCGCTCATGCGCTTCTTTTGCTATGTTGCCATACTCGACAGCTTCATCTCTAGTGGCAAATACCGTGTCGTCAGTGCCTGTACGATAGCTTCCTCCAGTAGGCGATTTATCGAGGTAATATGTGGTTTCAGTTAGCGTCTGATTTACACCAGTCACAGTATGCTTTGTTGCTTCTACGCTCCAATCAAACTGGCGTATAACACCCATCGCTGGTTCATATCCACTTGTGCAGCCGCAGCACTCAATCGTAATTTCGTCGCCATTTCCAAGAATTACTTTTACGGTCTTCGTGCCAAAGCAATCAGGGCATGTTACCCATTTTTCATGCTTACCATAATCTGCAATAAATACTGTATCGCCGATGTTAAACTTTTGCTTATTCATTGTTGTACGTCCCCAAATTTAGCTTTCTGTTCATCGTATATAGCTTTGATAGTATCTGCCATCCCGTCATCCTTATTGGATTTTGCGAAACGGTATGCTTCAACAAATTTTCCGATAAGCGATTTAATATCAACAGCTTCGCACATCTTATCGCCAGCATCATCATAATCATAATTGCTTCCAGAATAAATTGGCAATTTACATGCGTCATAGAAGCATTTTACTTTGTCAACCTTGGCATCATCCTTATCAGCCTTTGCGCGCTTCCATGCAACCGAGAATTCCGCTTTCAATTCTGCTTCCGTTGTCGCCGCGCACATCTTATCGCTGGCAGCATCGTAGTCGAATGGCTCGATTACTTCCGGTGCTGGCGGCGGTGCTGATTTTGCGCCTGATGCCCACGAAAGCAATAATTTACCAGCTTCTTCGTCAAGCGGTTTGTCAAGCCGGACTGCGCCTTTATGCTGCTCCTGCAATTTGACTGGTTGTGGGTATCCGGGCTTATCAGGTGTCAACAAGAAACTCATCGTCAATTCAAACGGGAAGTTCTTTTCGCAAATCGGTTGCCATCCCTTTTGGACAATGACCGTTTTACCTTTTTCATCTTTCTCTATTGCAGACTTTTCTTCGGCACGGAAGCACAGAATCAAATGCGCCTTCACTTGCAGCAACCGTTGAATCATCGCTTTGTGTGCCATCTTAGGCTTAATCCATGCAGCCATCTTGCAGGCTTCCCGCTTGCGGTAATCATCCCCTGCCATACGGTCTAGCTCAGTCTCTTGCCAATCAAGCACTCCGCCCTCACCAGCCCAAGAGTGTGAGCAGGAATCAACTACAATGACCGGATAACCAGCGTTATCAGCGGCCTTGATAGCCTCAGAATATGCCTCAGGACGGAATGGTGCATGAAGCTCACCGTGGTCGAATTTGAACATATCAGCATAGTGCAATGCGCGGCGACTTTCTGTATCAATCACAGCAAATGGCTTTCCACCAGACAAGCCGGATGCAAGTCTCATGGCAGAATAAGTCTTTCCTGACCCTGAAGCACCAAACATGCCGATAATTAGACCTACGTTTTCCCTGATCGCGGGACGGAATGACATAGTCATTGTGGTTCCTCCATTAAAATGTTTTCCAATTTAGCCAACTCATAAGCCGGTGCTTCCAACCAAGCAATCCGTTTCCCATAAGCTGGCCATATTCCAGTTTTC